GGCTACGGGTACGGCTACGGCGACGGCTACGGCTACGGCTACGGCTACGGCTACGGCGACGGCGACGGCTACGGCGACGGCGACGGCTACGGCGACGGCTACGGCGACGGCGACGGCTACGGCTACGGCTACGGCGACGTGCTGAAATGAACAAACAAGATCGTGAGCTTGCCACGCCTGTTCCGGCTCCCCTCCCGGAACAACCCCAACACCTTGCGGAGGACAGGGTGCAAGCCTCCTCCTCCCTTTTCCCCTTGGACAAGCACGCGTTGCCCGACATGACTCCCGAACAATGGGCAGCATGGGAGCGGGAACGCTGCGGGCCTTGGTAACAAACGTCAGCGCTGGACGGACCTGAAAGCAGCGCGCCGTGGCGGCCCGGAGACCGACCGCCCAACCTCAACCCATGAACGAGGACAACGAAATGACCATGACCTTTCCCACAGGCGGCACCGGAGGCGACTTCAAGCGCGTTCCGGCAGGATCACATATTGCAGTGTGCAACTTGATTGCCGATTGTGGCATGCAGCCCGGCTCCCCCCTTTACCCATCGCCCAAACACAAGCTGTACATCCGTTTCGAGATTCCGGCTGAACGCGTGGAGTACGAAAAAGATGGTCAGACAATTGAAGGCCCCATGACCATCGGATCGTTCTACACCGCCTCGATGAACGAAAAGGCCACCTTGCGCAAGCAGCTCGAAAGCTGGCGCGGACGCGCCTTCACCGATGAAGAAGCCGCACAATTCGACGTGTCCGCGATCTTGGGCAAAGGCTGCATGTTGTCAGTCGTGCATTCCGAAAATGGTGGCAAGACCTACGCCAACATTGTTGGTATTGGATCGTTGCCTCGAGGCGTGCCGATTCCGGAGCCAGAAAATCCGCTGCTGTATTACGACGATCAATCGCCTGCCGTGGACCTGGACAAATTGCCCAAGTGGTTGCAGGACAAGATCAATGGACAACTGACCGGGCCTGTACCACAAGTGTCGGATACGCTCCCGGATCAAGGTGGGGCTGGCGGCGGATTCGAGGATGATGAAATCCCGTTCGCCCCGCTTGGCAAACATTCGCACTGGATTGCCTGATACGCCACTCACAGAGGATTGCGGGATGAGCAATGACATACGCAAACACCCACGGCCCCAACAGGCGTGGGGCGTCTACAACTGGGGTCTGCTATCGGCCATTGCGCGTACACGCCGCGAAGCTATCGCAATGGTTCAGGATCGGCGCGGGCTGTCATGGACAGAGGCCAAGAAATACATGGAAGTCCACAAGGTAATTGTGAGTAAGAAGGAGACCCCATGAACGCCGACAAGCTTGCGCAGGCTTTGCGCGCATTTCCAGAAGACCCAAATCCCTTCACTTATCGGCGCGCATATGCAAAAGCTCAAGCAGCCCTCGCCGAGCACGACGCCCAACCCGCGCAAGCAGCGCAACCGGTGGGCGTCCCTGCCGGATGGATGTTCGAAGAACTCGATGGCGGATTCGTCCATGTTGAATCGCCTCAGACGCTGGCCGTGAACCTCGGGTATTACCCGGAAGGGAACGCAACTGCGTCGCAACTACTACGCCTCTTGGCATGCGCCCTATTAGCCCCGCAGCCACCAGCGCAGCCGAGCGCGGATGCGGTAAGCATCGCTGCCGAAATTTCGACGCGGCCGGAGTTCGCCAAGTACGAAGCTCCGCTGATCCTGGACATCGTGCGCGAAACGCTCAAAGCAGCCCGCGCGGCGGAGGGTGGGAAATCATGAGCGCAAGCAACGCAACAGTGGCGACGGGTCATCACTGCGGCAGACCGATAGGCGGCGTTGCAACGTGGCTAGGCGGATTGCCACACCACCCCGAATGCACGCATGGACCTGGCTACCCGACGCACTATGCACCCCTCGCGTCTGAACATGAAGGGTGCAAGCCGCTGCACCAGATAACTGAAAACGATGTGCGCCGGATCGTCAGGGAAGAACTGGCGCGCGTAGCGCGTCCGCTGGAATGACGAGTTAGGTTGCGTACGGCCGAAGAAAATCATGGGACAAGCTCAAGACATGTTTGCGGCATTGATGCCGCCGAAGCCGCCTAGGGCAAAGCCGCGCGTGATGATGCACGTCACCGATGGCGGATACGTGGATGGGCTGGGCGACGCCGCAACGTTTAAGTGCGACCGGTGCGGCCATGAATCTGACTGGACGCGGATCAATGGGGTCACGGATGTCAGGCGCGGATTCCCGTGCCCGAAGTGCAACGAAGCAACCTAACGCTGGAAATCAGCCGCCGCGTAGCGGTCGGCTGGATTGACTTATTGGACGGCAGGAGACGAATGGTGCGAGTGCTCTCATTGAAGAAAAACCGACCGGAATACCTGCGCCGAGTGCGCGCGCAAACGCTGGCATGGATAAACGGACGACCCTACCACGATCCCGTGACCAATGAATGCTGCCCTGATTTTTCATGTTGCAAACCATCGCTGTTTACAAAAGACGCCGAACAGCGGCAACGCGAAGGGCTGGAAATGCTGCGTCGCGAGGGCGCGGATATGCCGCCCAACGGCTGAATTTAGGCGCCGTTGCGAAGCAACGGTCGCCTGGAATGAATTGTTGGGCGGCAACCGCCTACGGAGAACAGCATGGACATTTATTTGAACGGGGAGAAGGTGACAGTGCAGCCGGGGCGTGGGAGCAAGCCTGGTGCGCGCATGAGCGCGAGCTACGAACTGCTCGCCGAACTTGCAGGTTTGAAGGGTTGCATGCCGACGATCACATGGCGCGCGCCGGACAAGACCATGGGCCACGTGGGGATGGGCCAAAGGGTGCAGCTTGTTGAAGGCATGCAGATTGACGCTTGTGTCACCGGATGTGCGTAACCGATGAAACTGACCGCCTCGCAAGCTGCATGGCTGCGCTGGCTGGCCGAACGTGGCGGCTCTGGATACCTGGACCGCTACGGACGAGTGAATGCGCAGGGCGAGAATGCACCCCTCGCAGCATGGCCGGCATGGATGAACCTTGTGGCTGCCGGGTTGCTGGCTGGCGGCGAGCAGCGCCTGACGATCACGGATTACGGCAAGCAACATTTGCCGCCCAACAGTTGAGTTGTGCGGCGCGAGCGATTAGCGAGCGTCCGAACGAACGAGGAGTTAGGTTGCCATGAGCGCCCTAAGACACATTGAGCTGCTTTGCGACATTTGCGAAAACTCTGAATGGCTTGCGGGCAGGACTGTAGCAGCCGTCAGGGCCGAGGCAAGGCGGCGCGGCTGGCGGGTGGCGCTGCACAAGTCCAAGGTGCCACAAGCCGAGGACGCTCCGTGGCGCGGCAGCAGGAAGGACGTTTGCCCGCGATGCGCTAAACAACCTAACTCTGTTTTAGACCCCCAAAACAGCAATATGCACCCTTAAACGAGCGTTAATCATGACTGACACTGATGATTACAGAACCGCGACTGCGCCGCTTCAAAACATGACATTCACAGACTTCGTGCGATGGGCGGTTTTGGAATTGCTCAACAATGGCGAAACACAGATTGAATTTGAGATTCCCGGCATGTCGCAAGATGGAGTCAAAAAATACATGCTCGCCTTCCAGGTGCGCCTTGAGGAGGTGCAATGACTGACACAACCCTGCCGCCCGAGGTCGCGGAAGCGATGCCGGAGGGTGCACAAACCGAGCTGCAAGTGTTGGCTAATTACATTGAGCCAGGGGACGCAAGCGTGGCCTTCCACCTGATAGCAAGACGATTGCACATCCTCGCCGAGGAAAACGCGCGGCTGCTGGCGGCGAACCGTGACTGCGTGGATCACTTCGAGCAGATGCGGGCCGAACGCGACGCGCTCAAGGCGAGGATCGCGGAGGCGAGGCGAGTGATGCTCGGCACGTATCCGGCGCACGGTAGCGGCTACGTGCAGATTGTCTCCGACCCCGCGAATGGGATTGGCGACGAAACCTTCGCCCTGCTCAAGCTGGAGGACGGCGAATGAACTGGCAACCGATTGAGACTTGTCCGAGGGACGGCTCGTGCTTCCTAGTCTGGGTGCACGCGGAAACTCACGGCGAAAACGATGAAGGTTTCCCCACGGTTGCCGACAATTCCTATGCGGACATTGGATGGTGGCGCGCTGGGACCGATCCTGTTCTATATGGCTACGTTGACTTCGGCGGCCAGAACACGCACCACGTAGACGAGCCGGAGTATTGGATGCCCCTACCACCACCGCCAAGCTGGAGGACGGCGAGCGGTGAGTGAAGATAGCCAGCATTGGTACTTGCCGGATGGCACGCCGTTCTACGAATGCAAGGCGCGCGATGGACACATGCGTCCTGTCACGCTTCGTGACGCCCGCAAGGTTCACGCCGTGCCCAGCGTCACCACCGTATTATCCGTGGTGGCCAAGCCGAATCTGGAAGCTTGGAAAGTCCAGCAAGGGATTCTCGCCGCGCTGACGTTGCCACGCCGCCCAGACGAATCCGAGGTGGACTGGCTGCAAAGGGTGCGCGACGACGCCAAGGCGCAGGCCAAGGCTGCCGCCGAGGAAGGCTCACGCATCCACGCGGCCCTCGAAGCCCACGCACGCGGCCAAGCGTATCCCCAGCGCTATCAGCCCCACGTACAGGTTGTCTGGGCCGAGATTGCGAAACTGTACCCGGACATCACGGACTGGGTGCCGGAAACCCGCTTTGCCCATCCGGATGGTTTCGGCGGCATGTGCGACCTGCACTCGCCCTCGACGGGCGTGTGTCTGGACTACAAAGGCAAGGATGGGGACTTTTCGGACGGGAAGCGCATGGCCTACGACCAGCATTGGCAACTGGCGGGCTACCAGCGCGGCATGGAACTCCCCAAGGCGACGTGCGCCAGCGTATTTGTATCCCGCACGCATCCTGGCAAAGTAGCCAGCCACGTCTGGAGCACCGAGGACATGCAGCAAGGCCAGCGGGTGTTTGATGCCGCGCTGGCGCTCTGGCAGGCGATCAAGAATTACCCGGCGGCGCAGTCCGCCCAGATGATAGCCTCTTCGAGGTACGGCGTGTCGACGGACCATCCGGACGGCAACCGCAGGTAGTACATTTCGCCGATACGGATGACCCGCACGCTGGCACGGGTCCAGCGGCCCCACGATGCAATGCGGTTACGCTTGGCGTGCATGACGCGCCCCTCCATTGGTCGCATTCATTTCCACCAGCGCGAGCCTCAAGCACTCCGCGCATGCGTTGAACAGCTCGGCGTTCAATCCGCACGGCGTATCGGCCAGAACCTGACGGAGGAAGGTGTACACCTTGCGCCCGGCAGCCATGCGTGCGGCGCGTTTCTTGCCAAGAGGCCGATTCATGACTGCGCTTCCCGAGCATCGCGGAATCCCGCCCGATACGCGTGCATCAGGCTGAACAGATCGCGGGCACTTCCGGCCCTCAAGAGGGACCGCTCGCCGCCGCGTTCGTTCGTAATCTCGCTCAATCCCCACGCCAAGCCGTTGAGCGTCGATCCGCGGTTGATGATCAACTTGCCCACCAGCGCCACCAATCGATCCCCGTGGCGCGTGTAGGTGTAATCGTTCGGACGCCCCATCTCCCGCGCCATGATATCGCGCAGCGCGTTCAGGTCTTTTACCGTGATCCTATTCATGACCGCGCCCTCCGCTTCATGGCTGCAAGTTGCGCCTTCGTCGGCGGCTTCACCTTCAGCGGAGCGAGCTTGACCCGCGCCTCTTCCCGTACCGCCTTGCATTCCGCGATCCACTCCGCCCAAGACCGTTCATCCACCTTCGTATCCATGGCTCAACCCTCAATCAAGCAACCCAAGCGGCTGCACCATAGGTAATGCAAGTCGCGTGCCAACAGCTTTCAGCCCTATTCACATCAAAAAGTGACGCGCAACGTCACTTTCCATGCCCTAAAACGTCACCAAGTGACGCAATACGTCATCTTCTTCCGTTCAGTCACCCAGCCCAACAACAACCCAACAACGGCCTTTCGTGTGCATGTGTTATGTGAGTGAGGATGGGTGGACGGGGAAAGTACACCCACACCCACCTATCCTTGGTTCTCAAACCAATACTGATCAGTACAGTATTCATCCAATCATTCATGGATCACCAAAGGTACAGCCATTGCCCGGCAACGGTCGATCAGGACCGTTCAAACTGCTCACTGATGGGAGAGCCCAAGAATGCTTTGTGAAGGGCGAACAGCATGGAATTGTTTTGCACCCACACTACGCCCACCCCAAAAAAATCCTGTGGAAAGGGTTGTGTAAAGGGTAGTTGACAAGTAAGTGGATTAACCTTTGATTTCTTATAGGAATCAATTATTTAGTAATACATTCATAAACAGTGGTTTCGACAGAGTGATTTCCGACGACTGCTTTTGATCTTGGCTACGGGCTTGCGATGGTTTTGATCTGGATTTTCTCAAAGGCTTTTGCTTTTGATCGCGGTAGGTCGAAGCGGTGTTTGAACGCTTGCTGGGGTCTGGCTCTTGATCTGCATGCTCGCGGTAGGTTGACCTAAGGCGAGCGTGGAGATCAAGAGCCAGGAAGGGGCGAAAGACGATCCCGGGCTACGTAGGCGGGGCGATCAAAGGCAAAAGCCTTTGGAGGAAAGCCGGGGAGCAGGAGCGAAAGCAGAAGCTTGCCTGATTCACGTACTCAAGCGTATGGGCAGGGGTTGGTATAAGATAAAGAAGGGATGCTCTGGAACCCGCATCAGGACGCGGGTACAGTAAATTGATTGACGCACGGAAAAATATCGTATAGTTTATATGCCTTCATTGGATGCGGGTTCCAGAGGCTCGCTTTTTTGGAGGAAAAAATGCAACCTGAACGGAGTACAGTAATTGGCGATGACTTCGTGATGCTGATCCAGAACAAGAAGTGGGGCCAAAAATTGATGGATTTTAAGGAGTTGGGGTTCCGGACCCGGGTGCTTTTGGTCTTGTTGGACAAGGTGACGTACGGGAACGAGGTGTGGCAGACGGGAACGAGCATTGCCAAGACCCTTGGAACCTCTCCCATGGTGGTGAATCGTCATTTGGCGTATTACGCGAAGGTCGGTCTGATTCGTCGCGGAGGGGATGGGGAACGCTTCAAGATTTATCTCAACGAGGATTTTTTCTGGAAGGGCGGACGTGTCGGACGCATCATCGCCAAGCGCCAGTCCACAACCCACCGGTTCCAGCGATCCCGTGAGGTGCCATCGTGCGAACGTACTTGAGGGTTCCCTACGCCGAGAAGGACGCCGCCAAGCGTGCGGGCGCGCGCTGGGACGGCGAAAAGCGCTTGTGGTACGTGCAGGACATGGACAATCTGCGCCCCGTGATGCCGTGGATTCCCGAAGCCCTGAAACGACCATGGAACGCGCGTTCGCTTCCCCGCAAACCCGAGCCTTCCCTTTCTCCGAAAAGGGCGTACACTCTGCCCAGCCGACACGGAGCCTGATCATGCCCTTCCCGATGCGTCCCGCGAATCCCCCGCAATTCCTTCCCACGGGAGGCAATCCCAAGGTCCGTACGTTCCGCCCCAATGGCCTGGATGGTTTTACCGGCCCCGACTATCGCGAACGCCGCATGGCCGGTCCCGTGATTCCTGCGCTGGCTCCGGCGCGCAGCGTCAAGCGAATGGGTGTCGCGGTCGGAAATCGTGGAGAGTGGAAACGGTGAGGACGAACCTTGGGGTGAGGATGGCGATCCGCCGCTCCCCCATCGCCGCTTCCGATTGGGCACGCGAACTGGGCGTGGGTCATTCCGAAATCGTCAAGCTGCGCGATGGCTGGTCCTGCATCCAGCACGGACCTTTGATGCAACGCCTTGTCCGCATGCTGCAAGCCTTGGATGAAGGGCGCGTGCATTGGGAGAAGCGTCCGGCCCGTCGTCCCAAGGGACGCCCCTATCACGTGCTGGTCGGCAACGAGAAGTTCACCCCTTCAACCATGGGCCTGTACGCCGATTTCACCACCGGCCGCATGGTCAAACGCGCATGGAGCGAATCCGATGCGCTTTCCTGTTGAACAATTCCGAACGTTCTGCGGTGCACTGCAACTCAATTCCAAGGAACAGGGCCGGGTACGTTTCACGTGGAACGGTGCCCAGCGCCGTTTCATCGATCTTGTTGCCAAGGGACTGGAAAAAGGCATCCACAAGTTTGTCGTGTGCAAGGCCCGCCAGCTTGGCCTCACGACGGTTTGCCTCGCGTTGGACCTTTTCTGGCTGTATCGGAATGCCGGGATGCAAGGCGCGATGGCGGTTCCGAATGAAACGGTCCGCGACCTGTCCCGCAACATCATCGACAATTACATCGACGGCCTTCCGCCTTCAATGAAGTGGCCGAGGCTGCTTAACAACCGCAACGAAATGCGTTTTGCCAACGAATCACGCCTTGCCCATCTGATCGCGGGTGGACGCAACTCGGGCGCGTTGGCACGCGGTCAGGGCCTCTCTTTCGTCCACGCCACCGAAATGTCGTCGTGGGCCGATCCCGAAGGCGTGATTTCGCTTGAGGCGTCGATGGCTGAAACCCACAAGCGCCGCCTGTATGTGTTCGAGAGCACCTCGCGCGGCTTCAACGTGTTCCACGACATGTGGAAGGACGCCGAGCTTTCGATGTCCACCGAGGCCGTTTTCATTGGGTGGTGGGCCAAGGAGGATTACCGGATCGAGGAAACCTCGCGGCTCTGGAACACCTATGGCCGCAGCCACTTGTCCGCCGAGGAAAAGATGTGGGGGAAGGAAGTCAAGAAGCTCTACGGCGTGGAACTGGACCGCCAGCAATGGGCGTGGTGGCGCTGGAAGTGGGCGGAAAGCGGCGGCAGTCGGCTGCTGCTCGCCGAATATCCCTTCACCGCCGACCAATCCTTCGTCATGACGGGAAGCGAATTTTTCCCCTTGCAAACGCTCCAGGACATGCTGAAACGGACGCATGGGGATGAAGGCGAGTCGTGGAACTACAAGCTCTCGACCCGTTTCGAGAACACGGAAGTTTACCGCGACGAGGACGGTCCCTTGACCGTGTGGGAAGAACCGCAACCGGATTGTGCCTACGTGATCGCCGCCGACCCTGCCTACGGCGAATCGGAATGGGCGGACTGCTTTTGCATCGAAGTCCTGAAATGCACCGCGACGGGCGCCGAACAGGTGGCGGAATTCAACACGCCCGATTGCACCATGTACGGCTTTGCGTGGATCATGGCGCATTTGGCAGGTGCCTATTCGACGCCCAGGCATGCACCGACCGTGATCCTGGAATTGGGCGGACCGGGGCGCGGCGTTTTGCAGGAACTTCAACGGATGCCAAGCCAGTACGCCGCGACCGTGGCGGGCCTTTCGGATCGTGCACGGGCGGAACTCGCCGACATTTTCGGTTCGATCCAGCACTACCTGTACCGGCGCCCCGACAGCCTTTCCGGTTCGTCCCTGTTGCAATGGGAAACCACGTGGAAGACCAAGCAGATCATGATGAACACGCTGCGTGACCTGATTGAACGCGGCATGATCAAGATTCGCAGCGAAGCGTGGATCAACGAAGCGCGCTACGTGACCCAGAACGGCACATCGATCAAGGCCGAAGGCCGCACGCAGAAGGATGATCGGGTGATTGCCATGGCCTTGGGCTGCATGGCGTGGCAGGAACAATTGATGCCCCAGTTGTTGATGGGCCGGGGCATGGACGAATATTCCGGAATGGAGCACAATGCGGTCGCGCGTTCGATTGGGAACTGGCTGTCCAACCTCAACGCACAGACCGAAGAATCGAATTGGCAGAAAGCCGGGAGCATGTCATGGCAAGACTGACCGCCGCCAAACGACGCGGCATGAAACGCAGCACGTTTGCCCTATCGGGGCGCCGGTTTCCCGTCAATGACGCGGCGCACGCCCGCGCAGCCCTGTCGGGCGCGACCCGCGCCTTGCGAGCAGGCAACATCACCGCATCCGAAGCCCGCAAAGTGCGTGGCAAAGCCCGCGCCAAGCTGCGCGGCTCATCGTCCCGTTCCCGTCGCCGGTAGGAGTTCCCGCATGGGCATTGTGATCGTTGTCTTGTTGGCCATCCTGATCCTGTTCGCGGTCGCCGAAGTGCGCGCGCATCGCAAGCACATCGCAATCCAAACGGTCTTGCATGCCGAAGTGTCCTCCGGCATTGCTGACCTCAAGATGGCGATTGGCAAGCTGGACTCGAAATTCGATGGCGGGGCCAAGTCGTGAAGCGCTGGCGCTGCAACGCGTGTCTCAAACGCGGCCTTCCTGCCGAGGAATGCGAATGGGAAGATCATCTGACCCAAAGCCATTGCCGGGCGTGCGGCGAAGCGGCCACGCGCATCATGGAATTCGGCTGTTTCCAGTGCCACGACGAAGGTGTTATTTTTTTCGGGGAAGTCGCAAGCTCGCATCCTTGCCCCGAATGCGGCTCGGACGCCTTCCGGATCGTGTATGCACCTGCCGTGATCGGGCAGGCGAGCCGTGCCGCGCATGCCGCCGCCGACAAGCTGCTCGAAACTGAATTGCAGAACCAGAAAATCTCGACCACCAGCCTCAAGCGTGAACCCAAGCGCAAGGCCGAAGCCGCTCCCGGCCCCTTCGCAGCCCACTGGTCGGACGCCAAGGAACTCTTACCGGCAGGCGGCCGGGGCGTAGGGGGGCAATTGCCCTTCGGCATGCCGCGTCCCATTACTGCCGTCGTCGGAAAGTACGACGGTCCAGCCTGATGCGTATACCTCTCGCCATCGACGAGCGGTCGGCATGGCTGGATCGTACACGCCAGCAGTTGCGGCGTTCGCTCGACCAGCGCCGTGGCCACTATGGATCGTGGCGGACGTGGTATCTACATGGGGGATTTGAGTGGGGCGCGCGTTACAACAAGATCGGGCCGCAACTCAACACCCTTTCGTCCTATCTCTACTCGCCGCGTTCGGTGCGTTTTGGCCTGAACGCGGGTCCTTTGGCGGATGAAGGCCAATTGGGCATGTACGAAGCAGTCTCGGACCGCCTGCGTTCGTTGTGGGGCGAGTCCGGCGCAGATCAGCACTACGCCCACGGCGCCCTGTGGTCGCTGGTGTACGGCTGCGAAGTTCAGAAATTCGGATGGGGCGCCAAGCGTCCACGCTGTGATGCCGTGGGGGCAGGCAATTTCGGCGTGTGGCGGGATGATTTGCCGGGACTCGAAGGCCAGCAGGCCCTTTTGCACACTTTTCGGCTGGACGTCGATACGGTGCGGGGTTGGCTGATCGGCGCGGGCATGCCAGAAATGGAAGCCGAGCGCTGGATACGTCGCTGGGGCGAAGGCAAACCTGCTGCACACATGGCACAAGGCACGCTCGCGATCGGTGCGCAGAATCCGATCGTCTGGAATGGGAGCGCGCCGGGCACCGTGGCGGGGGGCGTGGCAGATTGGGGGTCGACTTCAGCAGTCTATGACGCGGCTTCGGACACGCCAACGCTCGAAATCGAAGAAATCTGGGCGATGGATGATCGCACCCACGATTACCGCATCTTCCAGACAGTGGAACACGATTTGATCCTTTCGGATCGCAAAAATGATTTCCTGCCGCACCACCATCCCTTTGTGCAGATGACGGTCGATCCAATCGACGATTATTTCTGGGGGTATTCGACGGTCGCGCAATTGATTCCCCTGCAGGCGTGGCGCGAAAAGCGCATGAACCAGTTGGACCGCCTGTTCGCGCGCCAAGCCAATCCGCCGATGGTCTTTTCAGGCTTCATGGGCGGTGTATCGGATGAAAAGGCGGCGGCGGTCATGCGTCGCGGTGGTTTGCTCGCCAATTCCCAGACGCCAAGCGCCAAGGTGGACTTGCTCACCCCAAACATCAATGAGCTTTCGTTCACCGAAATTGGCGAGATCGATCAGATGTTCAATGAAACACTGGGCTTGACCGCTGCTTTGCAGGGCGCATCGACCGGCGGCGAACGTGGCGGTGAACACGCACGCGCTGTCATGAGCGCGGGAGCGGGCCGTTTGACCCGGCGCATGATGAATGTGGAACGCGCGGTCGCCGAAGGCGCCTCGTTGTTGCTGGGGTTGGCGCGTCGATACGACGATACGATGCTCGTGACGGAGGATGGCATGAAGTTCACGCTGGCGATGTTGCCGGGCGATGCCAATGTCGAAGTCGCTTCGCATTCGGCGTCACCCTTGTTTGCAGGACAGGCCCAGCAACAGGCTGAACAATTGATGGAATTGGGCGTTATCGACAAGGAAGATTTCCTTGACCTTGCCGACCCGCCGATGGCGCAAGCCTTGAAGCAGCGGTTGAAGAAACGCGAGGCGCAACAGGCGCAGCAGATGCAGCAGGCGATTGCATCGGTGCCCGAAGCCGAACGCGGAAGCTTGCTCGGCAAGATTTTCGGCGGAAGGAGCAAACACTGATGCCTCTCGCACGCGGGACTTCGCGCAAGACGCTTTCCCGGAACATTCGTGAGTTGCATACCGGGGAAACCTACGCGCGCACCGCAAGGAAATCGGGCAAGCGCGCGGCGAACCGGCAGGCCATTGCCATCGCCTACGCACAGCGCCGGAAATCAAAACGCGGCGCACGCAAATAAAACTTGACACCTGTTCGTTCATTGGTGTTATAAATCCCTCCGTGCAACGCAATCGACCGCCGCGCACATCCGCGCGGAACCGTGCGGTCTTTACCGGAGCGATCCGGCAACACGCGGCCTCAATCGGGGCAAGGCGGTTGGACCCAGAGATTCCGTCTTACCATCCAATGGAGAAAAGACATGGCACGCAAGCACAAGAGCACCAAGCGTTCCGCGAAGCATTCGACGAAGCGCAGTCACAAGCGCTCGTCCAAGCGCGCGTAAGGCACGATCATGCGTACGCCCGTCCGCGAACCGCGTGAACCGATGGCCCGGAAAAGCAAGGCATCGCCCGCGCGTCCGGCACAACCCATCCATCGCCAACCGACAGGCCGCAACAACACGCGGCCTACGTCGCGCGGCGGCTACCGTCCGTAGGAGTCCATCATGGCTACCGCCAAACAGAAAACCGCCGCGCGCAAGAACCTGCGCAAGGCGCGCAAGTCCCGCAAGGTGCGTCGCTGAACCATGGCGACCCCCGATCTCGGTACGTTGTCCGCTCCGCTCCCCGGTCAAGGTCAGGCCGGGGCAGCGGGCGGCGATCCGTCTGGCGGCAATCCTGCGGACGCGGCTGCACCCGCTCCGGCCACGGGACAAGAAAGTCCAGCAGGCAAGATCACACTGGCCAAGACCAAGGTTTCCATTGCGTTGTCCATGTTGAACGCAACCCTCTCGGACTTCGAGCCGGGATCGCGCGAACACAAGGCGGTCATGGATGTGACGCGGAAACTGGCAAAAGAATTCGCAGGCGCGGGCGCCGCCAAGCAGTTGGCGCCGTCCGAAGCCGGTATGTTGCAATCGGAGGCGGCCAGCACCGGCGCCGCACAGTTGAATTCATGAGGATCAGAACATGGCTGAACGCCCGAACAACCTCACCCCTGAAACCAACGGTTTGCGTCCGCCGGACACGAACGAGAAGCGCTATGGCAACCTGATCAACGGGCCGCGCTTCCCTGAATTCGGCGGCGCTGAAGCCGTCAACAAGATCGTGAAGCGTGCGCCGTATGGCCGCATCGCCCACGTCGGTCGCCGGGGCAAGCCGTAATGGCAACCCCGCAACATCCCGCAGGGACCGCGCCGCAAGGTCGCCCGAATGCCCAAGGCATGTCGCAGGGCACCTACACGGGCAACGTGGGATTCTCGCGCGGCACCACGGACCTTGTTTCCAGAGGCGCAAGCCTGCCTTCAACCAAGGCGGCTGCGCCAACCCCTGCCCCGACTCCCGTTGCACAACCCGTTGCGCCGCCGCCTTCACGTCCGCGTTTTCTCGGCTCCGTTTCTTTTTGATGGATGGATGATCCCATGGCAGACCTTAGCAACGAACAGAAAATCCAGCTTTTCGATGAAGTGTCGAAGGACAAGGGCCTGTATCGCCAGATCGTGAAAAAGCTGGCGGACGCCCATCCCGAAACCTACATCCCGGAAGTGGAATTGGGCAACCAGATCGAAGCCGCCAAGGCGGAGCACGCCACAGCGCTTGAATCATTGCGCGCGGAGTTGCAGGCCGAAAAGGATGCACGCGTCGCCGCCGAGGCGATGATCAAAATCAAGCAGGAACATGGTGTCGATGATGTGCAGTTGGGCGAAGTCGCGCAGTTCATGCAACAGAACCACATCGAGGATTTCGATGCGGGTCTGAAATTCAAGCGGCTGTCCGATGCGGAAGCGGTGCGCGCCAACACGCGGATCGAAGATCGAACCAGCATGAAACTTCCGGCGCAGTTTGCGGAAGCAGTCAAAAATCGTCGCGGCTACCGCCGCAAGAAGTTGTACGAAGGCATCGACGAACTGCGCAAGCAGGGCGCACGCGCCGCCATCCTCGCCACCAACTAATCAGGAATCGCCGTCATGCCAACGCTCGGCACAGGCATCATACCCTCTGGCGCACTTGGTGCCCAGCTCTCCGCTGTCACCCGGCGCGGCATCACCGAAGATGCCATTGTTGCCTTGTACCAGGCATCGCCCACGCTGGCGATCTTGTTCTCCAAGGCCAATGCGGCTTCGGGCGGTGTCTCGTCCGTCACGGTCCCGGTGCAGTTGCAGCCGATGACTTCGGGTTCGTGGACCGACTTCGGGGGCACCTTCCCAGCGCCGCAAGTAATGGCGGGCATGGTTCCGGCAGAATTCAACCTCAAGGGGTTGGTGGTGCCGGTTCCGCTGTTGGGCATGCAAACCATGGTACAGGTGGATGAAACCGTGGTGAGCTTGCTCGAAGCCACCATGGACGATGCCAGCAATCAGGCTGTGCAAATCCTGACCACCGCATTGTTCAACAACAGCACGAACAACCAGCAGTTGATGGGCCTGCCTGCCGCGATCAGCGCCACGGGCACCTACGGCGGCATCAATCGCGCGACCTACACGAACTGGCAGGCCATCGCGATTGCCGAGGGCGCCGTTGCGCCGACCCGCAATTCGGTGCTGCTCGACATCATCAAGGTTATTGCCGGTCAAGCGGGCGGCCCCGGTGGCGAACGTCCGACCTTCGGCGTGATGGGTCCGCTGACGTGGCACAAGCTGGCCACGGACTTCGCGGCGGAAGAGCGCTACAACGTCAATCCGGGCGGCTCGTACGCCGATGGCGAATTCGGCGCACAGGCGATGTTCCAAGCCCTTTCCGTGGGCGGGGTGCCGATCTACCTCGACGCCAACATGACGGAAGGCGATGCGTACTATCTCAATGAGAATTACGTCTCGCTGTACTGCCATCAGGACGTGAGCTTCGGATTCACGGGCTTTGAATCCACACTGATCAACAACCAGATCGGTTTCATCGGCGCATTGCTCTCTCTGCTCGAACTGGTGGTGAGCAAGCCGTCCACGAACGCCGTCGCCACCGGCTACACCCACTCTTGAGGATCGAACCATGAGCCTGATTTCCAGCAAGATGATCCTCGCGAACAACCCGGTTGCATTGGGTGGCGAAGGTTCGGCCTACACTGCCATGCAGACCAACGTGTTTGCGGGGGCGGGCAATTTCCTGTTGCCCAGTGGCGATTGGTGGATCGTTCCGAATGCGGATATTTCCGTCCAGATCACGACCGATGGGGGCACCACGTGGGTGACCATCGCTGCGGCCAATGCCGGGTGCTTCATCCGTTCGGATGGGGTGGCCGTGCGTCTGGTGGCCAGTGCGGCGACGACCGCCGATTTCTTCGGTCCAGCCTGACCGGTGGGACGCATGAATGGCCCTGACCTCCGCATTCGCGCATCGACGGGATTGGCTCGCTGATTACCTGTTCGACGTAAGGTTCCTGTTGCACGATACGTCCGGAAATTACTTTCAGGACTCGGAACTCGTTGCCTACATCAATGAAGCACGCACCACGGTATGCGTCGATACCGGCTGTCTGCGCAAGCTCCTGGCCGTCACCCTGCCGGGTGGCATCGAAACCTTCTCCATCGGTGGCGTATTCGCCATCCCCGCCAATACCGCACCGCCGGTGGGCGGCGTTGCGCCCTATTCGCTGGTAAGCGGCGGCGGCGCCACGGCTACGGCCAACATCACCACGGTCCCGCTGACCGTGACGGTCACCAACGCCGGAAAGTATTACCAACCGCCCTTGGTGACGTTCGACGTGGGCGCGCCGGGCATTGCGCTGGGCGCTTCGGGCACGGCGGTTTTGAACGCCACGAACGGTGTTGCCAGCGTCTACGTTGATTTCGACAATGGCTCGTTCAACAATGCCGGGCTCACGCCGAACGTGATCTTTACGCCGGTGGGGCAGCCCGCGCAGTTGGATGTGGTGGGCGGCTTTCTCAATCTCACCAGTTTCGGTTCCGGACAATCAGGCGGCGTCTACATTCAGGACAGCGCCGCCACGCCCGTCCTGACGGCCCTGAATGGCGTTTCGATCCTTGATGCCGACATTGCCTCGATTGATCAGGTGACGGTGTTGTGGGGCAGCCAGCGCGTGCCTTTGCGCAATTACGCCTACAGCGACTTCAGTGTGCAGGTGCGCGGCATCGTGGGCTTCCAGTCGGTGCCGGTGGCGTTTTCCATGTACGCCGACAAGCTCTACATTGGTCCGATCCCGAACCAATCCTACGCGTACGAACTCGACTGCATCATGTACCCGGCGCCGTTGCTGGATTTTTCGACCATGGGCGAGATCAATGATCGTTCATCCATCATGGCGGTCAAGTATTACGCGGCGTTCCGCGCACGCATGAGCCAAGGCGATGCCGCCGCCGCCGAGGCGTTCTTCCAGTTGTATGGGCAGCGCATCGGCTGGTCCGCCAACCGCTTCACCACGCGGCTGTCGCAATTGTTCCCCGACAACGAGAACTTGGAGTGAGCCGTGGCCAACGAACAACAGGGTCAGGCCGCGCCACCTTCCAAGACGCTCATCGAGCGTAATTTCCAGTCGGTCAACATTTCGACGTCGCCCACATCCTTGCGGGATGGTGAGTGTGCACAACTTGAAAACCTGATGCCCTACGCGCCCGGCAATCTCGCTGTGGTGCCGGGGCAGTTGTTCCAGTCCACGGTGCCCGTCTTGAACTCACAATGGTGGGCGACAGTCACGGGGTCCAACACGCTGTATTACAGCAATGACCTTGTGACGTGGAACACCACGACGCGGACGCCCAATGTTTCGTCATCTTCCACGATGGCCCCTTTGGGGACGGGACCGGGCAAAACCGTGATTTTCAGCAACGGCACGAACAACGACGAAGTCATTACCAATTTCGGTTTCCCGATTACGACCACGCTGGGCACAGCAGCATTCAATCCAAATGTGGCGCAGTATTACCCCGATATCAACGCAATCATTGCGCTGCAATATGCTGGCGCTGGCGGAAGTTCAGGAGCGACTTCTGTATGGATTTCGACGGACGGCGGCAAAACATTTCAGTCGTATGCGTTGCCGGGGCCGGGAGCGGTAGGCATTACGCGCCTCAACAATGGCCGATGGTTGATAATTGACGGGCCAGCTTCTGGCGCAACGAGTTTATTTCGATATACCGAATCTTCGCTTCCTACGGGCGGATGGATAACGGGAGGCGGACTCGTTCCCGCGCCGCCCCCTTACTTTAATGCCTATTCCGGGATTGCATCCAACGGAATCACGGCAGTCGTCCTTGACAATGCGCAACACGCCTATTACACGACCGACGGCGTAACGATTACTTCGGTCAATACCCCCTCTCCACCCCATGATTCTCATCCTTACGACGCATGCGCGACCAACGGCAACACGTTCGTATTCGGATTGGATGGGGGAACTCCGGCCAATGTTTTGCAAAGCATCGACGCTGGATTAACGTGGAACGCGCGCGCACTTCCCTACGCATCATCCAACCCAACCATGATGCGCTATGGAAACGGCGCGTTTGTATTGAGCACCACAACCACTAAGCCCATCATGAGCACGGATGATGGCGTCACGTGGACTTCGATTGCTGCGCTACCCGCTGGTGCCCAAGTGGCGCCTGTGGAGTTTATTTCGTGACCGCCATTGCCAACATGTGGACGTTCGACAAGGTGAATGGCGAAAGCCAGATCATCTTGCAAATGGATGATGGATCGATCTTCCAAGCTCACCTTGTGAATCCTCCGCCGTGGACATGGAACCTGATCGTCACGGCAGGGGGCACCACGGTAGGCGGCTTGCACTTCACCAAATGGACAGGCGCTGATTCCCAAGGCAATCCCGAAGCCCTCTTGTGGGTGGATACCGTGAAGGGCTACGGATCATGGGATGGCACGACGTGGAAGGTCTTGCAGGCAGGCGTCACGGGCCAAGCCATCGCCGTGTACGCGGGTCGCGTCTGGATTGCATCGGCCATGGAAATCCTGTTCACGGCGCCCGATGCCTACAACGATTTCAATGCCGCCGATTACGCAGGCGGATTCCAGCTTACCGATCCGACAATGCAAGGGCCGGTGCATTCATTGCAGGTTGCACAAGGCTGGTTGTACCTGATCGGCTGGGGCATGATGGCCCTCAACAACGTGCAGGTGCAATCGGTTGCCGGATCAACGGTGCTTGTCACGACGTACTACCTGACGCCTGTATCGTCCAGCATTTCCATTGCCAATGATCGTGCGGCTTTGGTTTGGGACAATACCCTGTTCGTGGTTTCGACCACGGGGTTGTGGGCGTATTCGGGACTGAACGGACAGATCGTCAGCGCCAACATGGGCGACAATTTCTCGGGTACGCAAACAATGTTTGCGGCGACCGTCTATGGCAAGAATCTGATCGTCCTTTCGTCCGGCTACGTGTTCATGCTGGAAGGACAACAATGGTTTACGATGATCGGCGATGCACAAGGCTGGGTTGCAACATCCTATTTCATTGAGGATACGACACAATCTCTCGTGGTTGCCAACAACCAAATTTTGAAGTTCGGTGCAGACTTCACCACGGCGCGCGCTTGTACGATGGTGACGAAGTTGTACGATGCCGGGAACGCTTCCATCAACAAGCAGGTCTTGAAGATGGGGGTCGAGTTGTTCCCCAACGAATTGCTGCAACCCGTCCCGACTTCGCTTTCAATCTCCTTGACCCTGCAATTGCTAGGGTACGTCTCGCGGTCGCAGGCAGTGAACATGCTGCAAAGCGTCAACAATTTGCTCCCGCAGAACATGTTCCTTCCA